CTTTAAATTCTTCATCCGAAATTTCTTTATTCTCTGTATATTTTTCTAATAATTCATTTATTAAAGTTTTTATTTTAGAATCTGGCATTTCATCTAAAAAATCATATAACCAATCTTCATATTCAGGTTCTTCATATAAATGAGATATATTAATAGTACTCATTGCAATATCATCATGTGAGCCTATTCCTCTCCATTTTCCATTTTTATCTTTTTGAAAAGATTTAAATTCTTTTATTGTTTCTGTTTCATTTAAAATAATTATTTTTTTATGTACAAGTTTTTTTGCTAATTTGCAATATATATCTTTATTACCACTAGTTACTTTAAATCCCGGTTTTTTTCGAGGGGGTTTTTCTCCTGGAATAGGTTTAGTATGATATGTATGTAATATTACGCTTTCATCATAATCTTTATGTTGTGAAAATTTTTCCAGAAAATATTTTCCATTAAAATTCATTTCAATTAAAACTTTACATAAATCTGCACCAAATTGATCAAAAACAAGAGATCTAACAATTTTTGCAGCATTTTCTTCATCTTTAATATTATCTCTATATAAACCAACTTGAACCAATCTAAACATATTTTTAATTCGAAGTTCATCACTTCTAAGTTTTTTTAGTTGAGAAATACTCTTGGGCTCAACTTTAAAAATATTACATATATTATAATCATTATCTTTTAATTCATTTTCATCTCGTCCTTCTCCGGTATCAATACTTAAAATAAATCTATGTTCTTTTGTATTAAATTCAATATTAGGATCAAAATCAGGATGCCACTTTAAATTATTAATATATAATGTAGTATCTAAATCAGTTTTTTCAAGTTCATTATAAACATATTTCTTTTCAATTTTTGACATAAATAATATATCATTGGTATCTAATAATTTTTGTGCAGTTGATTTTGTAAAATCAAGTGCAAATTCTTGAGCAAAATATTCTTCTCCAAAATTTTGTATTATTTGTTTTGCCCATTTTTCATCATGGCCCGGAACTTCCCACCAATCTACTCTTATAGGAACAAATGAATTAAGTTTCTTTTGGGCTTTATCCCATATATTAAAAAATATATTATCATCTCCATTTGGTGTAGATGAAATTATACATTGAGATATTTCTGAAGAAGCAAGAGTAGGATATACGGATCTCCAAAAATCTTCAGCAATATTTTTTTGAATATGAGCAAACTCGTCTATATAAAGAACATGAATAGTAAAACCTATTTGTGCAGTTTTTGTAGTTGCTTGTGAAGTTAAATAACACCCATTATCAAGTCGCATTCCACCAGCACCTATATTTATAACACCCGGTTTTAAAAAAAATGGTAATCCTCTAAAAACATCTGTAACTTTATTAACAATTTCAAATGCTGTTGCTTGTTTATTTGCTAGAATAGCAAGATTACGATCATTATGAAAACACATATACCAAGCAAGATATGCTGCTATAGTTGTAGTATTATGAGAAACTATATCATTAGAATAAAAAGTATGTTCAATATAATTAATTGTTACATCATACATTGATGCTTTAAATGGCATTTTCTTAATACTTACTATTTCATCTATTCCTCCTTTTACTTGAATATAATCGCCGATATTTAATTCTTTTATAAATACTTGTTTTCCGAAATTATTAAAAACTATATGATTATCGGCACACTCTAAATATAATCCTTTTTTAGTTTTTATTTTCCAAATAGTATATGGTTGTGTTTTATGAATTCTACTAATTGATTTAAATCCTTGAGGAGTTTCTATTTTCAAATTATTAATTTTTATAGTATCAATTATTTTTTTAGAAATATCATTTTCATCTAATAATTTATTTCTGTATTCCCATTTTTCAATTAATTCTATTAAATAGAGAATAAAATATTTTATTATTTTATTTTTTCTTTTTGAATATATTTTTAATAATTTAACTTTAATTTTTTCTAAAAGTGATAAAGATTTTTTTGACATATAATATAATAAAGATAAAGGCACGCTCTCTTTTTTATTATCCGGATACATTATTGTAACATTTGATAAAAATAAACATTTTCCACTTTGACGAGATTGCATCATTATTAAATTACGTACCTTTGGAATTAAATCTCGTATTTTTTCACTATATATTTCTTCTGTAAGTAAAGTTAAAATTCTTTTTTGATAATCTCTTAATTTAATTGTTTTTCTTCCTTCATCTGTTAAAAATCTACAATATTTTTCTACAAAATATATTATATCTTTCGAACATTTATGAAATTCTTCTATTTCTTCTTCAGTTAATTGATAAAGAATATTATTTGCTTTTAATTCTATGTCACCAAAATGAAAACAAGACATATCAGTAGGTAAACCCATTCTATATCTATCTAATGTTTTTTGAACTAACGCACTATTCCATATTGTTGTAGATAACATAAATAGAAATATTTTTAAAATTACAAATTATAATATACCTGAAGAATTACTATTTAAAGATGAATTATCGTCTATAATTGAAACATCTATAATTTTTTTATTTTCTTTTACTTTATTAATAAGTTCTTTAGTTCCTCTAGTAACAACTCCTCCATTTCCTGTAGTTAAAATACCTTTTACTTCATCTGATGGCCCTAATACTTCCATCTTAATATCTTTTGCATCTTGTTTAAATGTCTTATATGTTTCTTTAAGAGCTTCTACAGTTTGTACGAGTTGTTTATTCAGGTCTCCTATTGTTTTTGACATCGTAGCAAATACTTCAAACATTCTTGCCTGAACCATTCCTAAATTTACTTGATCAATAAGAGCCTTTTGCATAATTTCATTGGTTCTAAGTTGATATATCATTCCAGCTAATGATAATGTATCAACTTTAAGTTTATCTTTAAGATATTTATTATCTTTTAAATCTTCTTCTGTAATAATAAATTTAATAGCATTTTTTAACATAGCCCTTGCTTCCCTTTGACATTTTTTTCTTAATTCTACAAAATCAACATTAGTAACTGGTTCTACTTGAATACCCGGAATATTATCATTTAAATTAGGAACATTATTATTAATTTCTTGCGGAGCGGATTCAAGCATTTTTTCAAGCTCTTTTCTTTCTTCTTTTAATTTCATATTTTTATTTTTTAATAATTATCTTATATTATTTATCTTTGGCGTGTAATATATGGTAATCTTAACTTCGGATCTGCATTATCACCAATAATAAGTTGTTCACCATTTTGTGAAAAATATGATAATAACTCATTAGATTGTTTTTCTTCTTCTATTGTACATTTAAATAATCTTATATTAGTTAAATATGCCGGTGATTTATTAATTGTATATGAACTAATTGCAATATCTTCAGGATAAAGTTTAAGAGTTTCATAAAAAATATTTCTTAATTTAGCATTCTTATCCGTTTCGTGTATTTTCCATATATAAGCACTATATTGATTCCATGTATTTCCTATATTAACAACAATGCCATACCATTCATTATCGTTTAATTTTTCATCCATACGTATTACATATGCACTATATGCATTTAACGTATCACAGTATGTATGGCCATAGCTTATTGCAATATATTGATTAGCATAAATATTAACAGAGAATACGTGATCACCAAATTCATTTGTTCCATCTATAATACAAATAGGTTCTTTTACTGTTAACTTATATCCTTTTTGATTATACCAATCCGTTCTTATTTCATTTAAATCTTCTAGTACAAATGGGTTTATAGCACAATGAAATTGTAATGGATTAATACTTATTGCTACTACTTTTGCATAAAAATTAAGTGCACCAGGCCTTGAAATTACTACTGTATCATCTATTTGAATATTATTTAATGATATGGGTGTTTTTAATGTTATAGTATAATTAGCTTCAGTATATAAAGAAGCATCATATTCATATAAAGTTGATGGATCAAGAGTATTAACGATTTCAGTTATAGTATTTACTTCATATTCTTTATGAATTTCTGAAATAGTTCTTGGCATAAACCAAGCTGTTATTGCTCTATCTGAAGATTTAGAAATATTATCAGAATCTTTATAAATAACAGCATCATACCATGCAGAAGTTTGAAGATCATAATACGATTCAGCAATTATTGTTCCATACGCTGTTATTCTATTAACTATAATAGAAAGTGACGCATCAATAGATTTATATTTATCTTGACTGGTTGAATTAAATTGACTCATTTGTTTATCATCTGTAAGTTTCTTTATTTCATTATCAATAGCTCCTCCAAAAATTTCCTCGGTACTTACAGTATAAATATCAATAGTTTCTTGAAGATTTGTTCCTTCTTTTCTAGCAGCTTCTGGTTGATATTTAATTAAATTACATACCCAAGTTGTTTCTTGCTCCATAAATCCTCTTGATAAATATGATGATTCGACTTGATATAATTTATTAGAAATTGGAAAATATACTATATCTTTCTTTTGAGGCGCAGTTCCAAATCCTGCCTTTTCTTCCCAATATCTTTTATCTATTTGAATCTCAAGAGGAATTTCATATTGTAATCCCATTAGGTCATATGTATATTTACTATCGGGTATTCTTCCATCTGGTAAAACTACTTTTACATCAATAGGACATTCTTCAACATTGTATAAAGTATATTCTTGAAAAATTACATCCTTTGATCTTTGTTGAGGTACCGCCCTAAACCATTTCACACTATATCCAAACATATTATTAACTGTTTTGTTTATAGCAAAATATGTTTTCGCTGCAGATAAAAGATTATCTACATTGAATAATGAACCGCTAGTATTTCCAATTGTATTTTCTATTTTCTTTTGTTCTATATCAATTAAAGGGCTTGGTTCATTTAATTTCTCTGGATTTGATGCTGTTAATGGTGTGTTATTATCATTACATTCTGGCATAAAAATAATATAATGTTATTTTTATTTTATATATTCAAATGATTTATATTAAAACAAAAAAGTTCTCTTTCGAGAACTTTTTTGTCATTTTCTTTCTATTTCCTTTTACCACTTTTTTTGAGGGCAGCCGTTAATTGTTATACCATTATCGTCTAATTCATAATCTCCCATAACTTTTACATCACAAAAACACCCGCATATAATACAATTTCTTGAAAATTTCCAAAAATATTCACAAGATTCACAGATTTTTATTCTTCTTTCTGCTTCTTTTCTTTTTAATTCTCTATATTTTTTATTAAAATAATATAAAAACCAATTATAATAACTTTTTAAAATATATTTTATTTTAATTATCATATTCTTCCAAACATATATTTATCTGCACGTTTAGGTTTATCCGATATATTTATTAATTGTTTAACAACATTCATATCTACTAAATTAGGATGTACCCACCAATCTTCATATGGATAATAATCATTTGGAGCTATATTATTTACAACTAAAACATATCCAAATGATTCAAGATATTTTCTAGATTTTTCTTGTATATTACTTTCCTCATCAATATATTTATCATGTTCAAATGTAATTACTGCAAATTTATGTTTTTCGAGAGGTAATTTTAATAATACATTATATGTTATAATAGCAGGATCACAATCAAGCTGCAAATAATCAATATCTGCATAATCCTTTAATAATTCTTCATAATTAATTTTTGTAGCATCAGCACAAATTACCTTTGAATTTCTAACTCCATTCCATTTATCAATTTGTGATTTATCAAAATCTATAGATATACCTTTCCAATTAAATTCTTTTTCAAGTAAAGCGGTATTATTTCCATAAAATGGGTCTGCACACCCAATTTCAAGATATGTTCCATTTCTTTTTCCATTTAATACCGTTAAAACAAACATATCTTGATAACACTGTGAATAATTAAATTTTATTTTATGACAATCTTTAAATTTTACTTTAAGATGTTCATAATGATAATCGTGATTATAAACTAATGGTGATTTAT